TGCAGGAAACAGAAGATTTAAGGCCAATGCGCGGAGGGGGGGGGGTGCCCCCCCCCCGCCAGCCCATCGGCCTAGACGGCCGGGGCTTTGAGTTCCCCCTCTCTGGGCGGGTCCTTTTCAGCATCCCCGGAAGGGCCGAACTCCATTGGGATTTCGGCGGTTTGTTCATTAACTTCAAAACCGCTTTCCAGCTGATTACGCCGGAGGCGTGGAAGGCTCGGCTACCGCCTTCGCCTTCTCCAGAAGACCAAGATTAACAGCTTCATCGAGATTCTTCGGATCGATAAGGAATTCATACATTTGAATAGGATCATTTTTGAATCTATCGCGGACCGAAGCATCGAGTTTAGAGAAGCATTCTTGGATGTAGTCATTAAACCCAAGGTAAGTTTTAAGATCAGGGAATTGTGAGACATCAGCATAGATTGGCGTACCGCGAGCACGGAATTGGGCCGGATCGGCACCAGACAGAAGCCGCGGGACAATAACATTAATGTCACAGCTTTCTTTAAAAGACTGTTTTGTGAGAGATTCGCCTTCACAAAAGAAGGCGAAAGGATTTTGTTTTTTATCGAGAACAAGAGGTTCGTTTTGAGTAACCATTGTTTACTCCCATTTTTTAGATTTAAGATTAAAAGCGGAATTAAAGTTCCGACCTTTTTGACCAGAGAGATATTTCATTAAGAGGCCGGGAATAGCTCCTCCCATGAAGATATCCCGGAAGACCCGGGCGCCGGAACCAACGCGATCTAGGATGGCGTCAGTCGCACCAAGCCATTTGTGTTTCGTTTCAAACTCACCGCGATTTTGGATAAGACCAAGTTCAGCTGCTTTTTTGACGTTATCGAGACGAGTTCCCTCGGCCTGGGTTTGGAGAAGCAATGCAGTTTTTTTCTGATTTTCTTGTACCCCCTTTTGGGATTTTTCAAGTTCAGCATCGAGATCCTTTTTTTGAAGATTGCCTTCGATACGGGTTTCAGATTCAGCAATGTCTTGTTTAAGCCGTTTCGCATCGAGAGCGGAAGATACCACCCCGTCAGCCATGTTGGGAATATCCATCGCCGAAGCGGAGGGGCTCGAGGCCCCCCCGCGATCAAAAGCGAGGATGGGATTAATTCCAGCCCGCTTCATATCGGCAACGCCGCGTGTCCAAGCAGAATTGGACATTGTTTCATTGAAGCTATTCGCACGATCAGAGGACCATTTTTCAAAGGGTAAACCGAGAAGATTTGAACCCATCGATAATAGACCGCTGATACCACCGTCGAAGAAACCCATTAGAAGTGATCCATCTTGCCAGGAGTTCCATAAACTGGCATGGGCCGAACGCTCGTGTAATCGAAAAGAACATCCCCGATAAATTCGGGTTCGGTGGGGGTAACAACCACACGACCGAGAGGAGGATTCTCTTGAATAAACGAATCGTTAAGCACAGGAAGAGCGCCGTACTGTTGAGCAAGGTGATAGGCATGCAACGATTGAGGATCGTTGGATCGAAATTTGCCAGTAATCATCGAATTTTTCATCCGTAGATGACCGTACCGTTCCTGATAGCCGAAGACCCCCGTATCGTTGCCACTTCCATCCATGTAGATTTCCCGATTAAGAACGGCTTGTTCACCAAGATGAGCGAGAGCAGGCCAGAAAAGATCGAGTTTCGTACGATCGGACCAGGTACGATCAAGCCCTTGTTGGTAAAAATATTCACAACGGACGTTGATGAGCCCAATAATTAAGCAGTGTTCAGTGAAGGATTTGACAAACCCATGGCCGTTGATAGAGGCGGTACCAAAAGCCGCCAACGAGCCAAGAGGAGTTGTAGATCCAGTAAGACCAGTCGCGCTCTGTTGAGGAATGGGATGAATGTTGATTTTTGAAGACCCACCGCCCAGGTATTCAGGCCGAACAGCGCGAAGGTCGGGAGAGTCGACTCCGAAGTGGGCCTTGACAATTTCGATCATCCGAGTCCCAGAACGAGCGTCGAGAGCATAGAGGTTCTGAATTTGAAAAGCTTCCCGAATCGCATCGACCGTAGCACCAGCGGCACCCGCCAAGTTTACAGAAAGACCAGCGGCAACCGTACTGAACGGAATGTTTTGAGAGGGTTTATCGAAGTAGGCAGTGAAAGCCCCGGTAGTCGCGTTAAAATACATATCATTGGACGCCGGAGCACCGCCACGAGCGCCGACAACGCTCGAACGATCAGTACCCCCGGTAGACCCTTCTTTAACAAGGATTTGCTGTTGAGGAATGGAAAGATTTCCAGTCCCAACCATCGGGGCAGAAGTCCCGAGAGGAAGTGTAACAGCTGTACCTTTTTGAGGCCAAGGAAGGCACGAAGTAAAATAATCGTGCCGACGGCCACGACGTTTAAGCGCGAATGTCGTGTAAGTATCAGGGCCATCACCTTTGGGAACAGTCAGAGAGCTTTGAAGATTTTGATCACGAAACCATTCGTTAAAAATAAGGTTGTAAGCCCGAGCCCAGAGGGAACTGTGAAGAATATTTGCAATCCGAGTAGGAACCGCAAAATAATCGAAGAGTGCAGAAGAAAGTTCAGCACCCGTCGGAGAAGCCCAGTTGGCGGGGGGAACGTAACCACCAGCAGGGGCTTGAGTTTGGGGAATTAAAAAACTCGTAGAATCGCCCGGATTATCTTGTTCACCGAGGAATTTACGGAAGTTATCCCAAATCAGCCGAATAGGAACCGAGAAAAAAAATGTCTCGATAAAGAGATTATCCATCAAGGGTAGTTTGGGAGTTGCGAGACGGAAAAACGAATCGCACCTTGCTTTATGAGTATCACCAGGATAAGCGATATCGGACATGATCGGCACGAGCCACCCAGAGTTGAAAGTGGTTTTATGGCCGAACCTCCGATTAAAAGTACTCCTGGGAATATTGATTGATGGAGTACCAGAGAAACGATGACCGAGAATAGAAGCACCCATATTATTTCACCTCCATTTGGGGTTGATCAGGCGTCAAGTAGCTGGAAAGGGTTCCAAGAGAATAAGCGTGGTCAACGGGAACAATGCGACCAGACTCGATATTCATAGAGCCGAGATGCATCAATTGATAATCCCCAGCGTGACGTTTAATGTCGGGATTTTGAGACGCGCCATCGACGAAACCGCGAATAGCCACCGCATGATTTTCAGCTTGAAAAAGTTTCAAAAAGCGTACAGCTTTTACGTCGAAAATTGAATAGAGTTGCGTTTCCATGTCAGATTCTCCTTTTGAGTTGTTGTAATTTTTGCTCTTGAATGATTTCTTTCACTTTAAGACGATCGAAACTGGTTTCACCTTTGTTCACCTGTTTTAACTTATTTTCCTCCCGTTGAATTTTAAGTTTGGCGTAGTTGGACCGACTCTCCTTTTCGTAGAGTTTATCGTAGTATTTTGGGGGCCTCATTTCCTTCCCACGAACCACAACAGAATCCGACGGAT